CATATTAGTAACAGAACTCACATTCCAAGAACTAATGTCTCGGTTGAATGCATCTGCGCCGCTGAACATAGCACTCATATTAGTAACAGAACTCACATTCCAAGAACTAATGTTTCGGTTGAATGCAGTAGCACCGTTGAACGCATAGGACATATCAGTAACAGTACTCACATCCCAAGAAGCAATGTCTGGGTCAAGCCCAGTATTTGCGTAATTGTTCCAAGCTTCTTTTAATGTTGTTATGGGTGCTTCGGTGACAATACCAAAGTTTGGGACAAAAGTATAACCAGCAGTGAGCGTGATATCTCCTTGCGGCGCGCCCGCAGCAGTAGCGGTATTTGTTAGTGGGTAGTAATAAAGACCATCCTCGATGATAATAACCGATGCAGAACGGCTCAAGGTAGAATTACCTAAGCTGTCGTTTGCATCTAGCGTTACTGTAGCAGTTTCAACGCCTTCTACAACACTCTCATCAAGCGCAGTGAAACCGAAAGAATATGCTCCGTTTGTGACGGTAAGCGTGCCTGTCAAAGACGCTAAACTGATATCCTCAACACTAACTCCTGAGATAGTGTATCCGACAGTGGTCCCCTCGGGGACGTTGACTGTTGTACCGGAAAAAATAGCAGTAACACCATTTCCTTCGGCCAGATACGAGACGTTAAACGAAGGCTGTAACCAACTTGCAGCACCAGATCTTCTCGCTGCCCTGTAAGTCCTTCTGGTGGATCTTGCCGAAGCCAAAATAGCTTCCAAGCCAGAGCGTAGATTCCTAGGCCGTGGCGGTGTTCTTGCAGCAATACGAGCAGCTCGAGCTGCAGCGATTGTTGCGAATAAGTTTGAATCATATGGCATATGATTAATCTCCTTTGTGTGTTTGTTGCTCCTATTTGAGCGACTTTATTTATATAATTATCAACTTTCAAGTAAAAAAAAGGGACTCCGAAGAGTCCCTTATAGAGCAGATCCTTTAAAGGATTCTTTTTCTTAGAGGATCAGCATGTTGTCGACGCGGAAAATACGGTAGTACTGGTTGCTCTTAGCAGCAGCCAAGCCATCAGCAGGTGTTTGACCAACGAATGGGTTAGAAGCCATGCCGTAACGAGTCTTGAAGCCAATCTTAGGTTGGAAAGTATCTTCAGCGACTGCGCGGAACATTTGCAGAGGAACGTAAGGACAGTAGAATACACCGGCGTCATAAGGATTGGTGCCTTTGTAACCAACAGTTACATAGTCAGCAGTCGCATATGGGTCGATATAAACTCGTGTACGACCGTTAAGAACACCAGCAAAAGTAGAGCCAGTATCGTCAACTTGTAGGTTAGCTGAGATTGCAGGAGCGTAGTCCAACATGCCAGCAGCGGCCAAAGCAGTAGCAACATCTGATGAACAGATGATGAAGTTACCTTTACCACGACGAGTGTCTTTAGCGATTTGGTTAGCTTCACGTTCGATTTGAACCATCAAGCCTTTGAACTTCTCAACAGACCAACGGCCATCAGCGTCTGTAGACAGATCGAAGATACCAGGAATGGTAACGTTTGAGCTTTGTGCGCCCATCTTAGCTTGTGAGTTGATCGTACGGATAACTTCACGGTTGATTTCAGCCAAGATTTCTGTTGAAAGAATGTTAGCGAGTTCAGTTTCAGCGTCAAGACCGTGAATTGCTTTCAAGTCTTGTGCGAGTTCGATTGAGTATTCAGCTTTGAGAGCACGTGACTTTGCAGTTACAGTAGCTTTCTCAATGGTGAAACCCATTTCTGGGAAAGTTGACCCAGCAAGACCAAGACCTTCTGCATCAGTAGTCGGAAGACCGCCGCCGAAGTCAGGGCCAGAAGCTGAATCAGTAGTTGCCAAACCAGCAAGACCAGAAGTGTCTTGTGCTTGAGTAGCAGCTGAATCGCCAGAGAAGTATGAAGGCGCTTCGCCGAACAATGCTTCGTCGCCAGAAGTAGTTGCACCTTGCGTAGTCTTGAAACGTGACTTCATTGCAAAGATAAGACCAGTAGGACCAGACATGGGCTGAACACCACAAACGTCGTATGCCATCAGATTAGGCATTGCACGACGAACGAGTGCGATCAGTACTGGGTTCCAGTTAGCAACAGCACCTGTAGTAGTAGGTGATGCTTCGTTTAACAAAGAAGACGTTTCGTCAGATTCACGAAATGCAATTTCTTGGTTTTCTAAAATAGCAGCAGTAACTGCTTTACGGTGATGATCAGTGATTTTACCAGCTGATTCTTCGTTGAGCACTGGGCTCCACTTTTCAATTAATTTATCGTAAGAAATCATTAGTTATTACTCCTTGTTTGCTTTCTTAATAGCTTGCAGATAACGATCCATTGATGAACTAGATTCAACAATAACAGCGTCATCGCTCCAGTCTTCTACAATCTCTTCGACTTCGGTTGAAATTTCTTTCGCAAAGTAAGATTCTTTAACAGTCTTAACTTTATGTGCGAATGATTCTTCGTCTTCAAAATCGAGAGATTCAACTAGAGAGCGCAGCTTTTCTACTTGAGTTTGTGCGAGGTCGCCAGCAGCTTCACGGATAACCGCTTCGCGCATGTAACCTTCGAGTTGTTGTGTTAGAGCCATGGCGGACTCAGTTGTTGAATTCAGTTTTTCTTCTAATTCTTCAACTGAAGATGCTAACTCATCTACTAAGTCAACCTTGGATTCTGGAACATCAATGTAAGATTCAACAAACAATTCTTTAAGATTGTTCATGAAACCTTCAGCGATTTCTGTTCGTAGACCTTGTTCGATAGCAACTTGGTTATCAGTCATCCACTGTTCTACTACGTAGTTTAGGTAGGTATCAACTTTCTCGACCAAATCGTTGCGAGTAGCTTCGACTTCTTCTTCGAGTTTTGATTGATATTCTTCTTCTAATCTTTCTACTTCTGTAGAAATTTTAGAATTAATTGCAGCTTCAAAAATAACTGCTGTTTTTGCTTTGAACTCATCAGAAAGCGTAGCTTCTGATTCGACCAATGCGTTGAGATCATCTGAGAAATCGTAAGCAGTTTCGGGCAATTCAATTGCTTCGTCTTCTACCATTTCACCGAATTCTTCATGCATTTTAGCATAAGCGGCAGCAAGCTGCTCTTTTTTCATTCCAGACATTTTACTGTACATAGCATTAATCATGCCTGCTTTAGTTTTTGGTGCTGGATCTTGTTTGGTTTGATCACCCTTACGAGTTGAAGCCTTTGAAATAGACTTGTCTGCTGCAGCGACGGACGCTACAGATTGGTCTTCAGCTTTCTCAGTATCATGAGTTTGGGCTTCCACGATTTCGTTGTCCTCATCGTGAAGCTCTACATTTACTTGATCAGTCATGCGTACTCCTTAATTGTTATGATTTGAGCAACGAGAGGAAATTTTTAAACTCACGAGCTTGGATCTCATACAGATCAGACCGCGGAGCTTTCTTAATTTCTGTCTCCATTTCTTCAATTACTTGAGGTTCAATAATGCCATTATTCCAGACCCATTCAACACCTTCCATTATTCCATTTACGAAAGCTGCTGGTGCAGATGGATCTTGTACGATATCAACCGTACTAAGAATGAAGTCGTCTTTGACGACCATTGTGCCACTACGTTGTTCAAGACTACCCATACCACGAGTTGAAACACCTAGTCTAACACCGCCCTCGAGCAAACCTTTAACGATTTGGCCCATAGGAGTATCTAATATAGATGCCTTTCCAATCACATCATTACCTTTCCACTCAAGAGAAGTAATGAGGTGAGAAACTTTGTCGAGGTTAATGGTTGGCCCTTCAGGGTGATTTAACTCACCTACTGCTCTGCCTTGATTAACCTGTTCAGCCACGTATTTACCTACAGCCCTTTCCATTATGGCTCTGGGATATACACGACCATTGCGATTCTTTTGTTCTGCCTGTGCGAATATACCTTCAATAGCGAAGGTCTTGCCGCCGGATTTCGTTGCTTCTGTGATAACTTCTAACTCGTTATCAATAAATTCAGCCATCAACTTCATTATCGCATTCCTTTTAATTCTTTTGCAAATTGCACACCTGCTTTCTCTGCTTCTCTTTGAGTAGAGAAGGTGTCCAATTTATCCTTGTCGATATAAACAACAAATTTATTTTTAACCTTCAAGACAGTAACATTAATCTTATTAGTTTTCTTAGAGAACACTAAATCGCCAGACATATTTTTGGCTTTGACTGCTTCTGATATTTGCTTAAAAGTCTTCATTGTTTTTTATTTATAATAAATTAATCTTCAAGGTCTGTATCTTCTAAATCAGCTTCGTCAGAGCCATAATCTTGCTCTAAACCCTGTTCTAATTCAGAGAATACTTCATCTTCTGATGATTCTTCTGAGCCGTAATACTGTGCAGCGACAGCAATTCGTTGTTGCTCAAGCGCGTCTTGAATTCGGTCACCAAGTAATGTAGAGAATGTTTCGCCCGCTTGGTTAAATTCTTTGTCGGATATGCTGTTGATTAAATCTTCGATAGACGCTTCTGGGGTCGCGGCGTCAACTTCAACTTCATGTTCGCTCATATTAAAATCCTTATTCATTATTTAAAAAATTATTTAGCCGGTTCGTTAGGCTCTTCTTTCGGAGCCGGTTCTGGAACCGAAGGTGCTTCATCTGCCGGAGCTTCTTGTTCGGGCTCTGGCAGCTCACCCGCTGCAAACTCTTGATCTATCTCTTTTTTCATTTTCGCGATATCTTCTTCCGATAATCGCATGACATTTTTCATTACCCATTCTTTAGAGAAATAATCACCAACAAATTGCTGCACTTCATTCATTGTACCCAATCTGTCTCTTAGGATTTCGGCTTCTTTCAGTTCAGAGAAATAATTGTCTTTAACAAAATCAACGACGATTTCTGCTTTCCATTCATCCCAATCTTGGTCGGTAATAATTCCTTTTATGATCAATTGCTTTCGAAGAATACCCAAGAATACCTGTGAGAATTTACGGCGAATACGATCGATAAATTTCTGAAACTTAACCTCGTCTCGAGTAATCTCTGTTGACCGCCCAAGAGAAAACTGTGCTTCTTGTTCGAGACGATTGATAGGCACATTCAAAGCGCGATACAACCGTTTTTGGAAATAAACAATGTCGTCTATCTGACCGAGATTATCTCCTCCAGGAAGAGTAGAGATCTCAGTCCCACGACCACCTTCTCTACGAGGCAACCAAAAATCTTCGAGCATAGACATATGCTTTCGGTCGTCTTTGAGTTCACCTGTTGATGCGTCATAAACCAATTTGTTGCGATACTTCGCCATGATGTTTTTCATATATTCTTCGGCTTTACCACGTGGTAAACTACCGACATCGATATAGAAGATACGCCTTTCCGGTGCTCTCGCGAGACGATAGATGACTAAAGAGTCTTCCATCATACGCAACTGATTAATTGGCTTTAACGCTTTATGGATGTGTGATATTACTTTCTTTCGACTTTCGTCCAAAAGTCCAGAAGTAACGTAACTGACCGAATCGGGAGAAAGGCGAACACCAGAATTTGATTGACCTGGTTTTTCTTCAAACACATAAAACTCGTCTACTGTGTCGACCAATTTCGCACCAGTGATAGGGTCTTTCTTGTATTTGATGTTCTTCACTTTTCGTATACGGGCAGAGTCGATACTTCTGATCTCTTGTATACCAGCTTTTAAATTTGACTCATTAACCAATAGATGATGATAAATTCTTCCATCTACATACCAGCTTCGAAATATATCGTGACCGAGTTCATTGAACTTCAGCATAGAGACGATATTTTCAAATTCTTCTGTTATTTGGTCTTTGATTTTGTCGGGCGCGTCAACCTTGTCTAGACTAAGTTCAACGTTAGATTCTAGTTCTGATGCGCTAATAGATTCGTTAACAATTTCTTCGATTGCCATATCTACTTCTGGGTGCATTGCTACACCACGATATCGCAATACTAACTGATGGTTGTCCTTTGAGTTGTCCCCGTCCATATTGATGTACTGGCCATAATGTCCAGCTGCAGCAGTTACATACCCCGCCCCGTCTTCATCAACAGGTGGTACAATAGAAGGAAGTTTCGAACCCGCCGCCTGTGCTTTGCCAGCGCGCTTAATTTCAAATCCGAAAAGTTTTAATACTCGATCATCAGCCATTTGGTTTCTCTAATAATAATTATAAAAAATAAAGGGAGAGGTATTTCACTCTCCCTTTATTTAGTGTCAAGTTAAGATGTCGTGTTTGATTCCCAGTATTGTACTTGGAACTCAACAGTGAATCTTTCGATTTCATCTACTGATGTATATGCTACGTCGATAGGTGAAACCAAAGTCGGGAAACAGCCTCGAAGATTATAAGTCTTCAATACTGATGCGTCTTTGTCCAATTGCTCGACCAACAAGTCTGATTGATAATCAGTTGGGTTGGTAAGACCAGTGTTAGCTGAATGTGCGTTAATGCCATTCATCCAACGCTCCATTGAATCGCGAACAGTGAAGTCTGTATCATTGATAACAGTCACGGTCCAAGGTTCGAATGTGCGATCACCAGCAATCTTTAACTGACGACCACGGAAAGGTACTGTAATAAGACCAACCGTAGACCCAGGTAATTGTGCTGCTTCGCAGAGGAAAGACGTCAATTCTGCGTCTCCTGCTGCAAACTGCGGAAAGTTAATGGTTGCTTTGAACAGATTTGGTCTAGCACCACCACCACGCAGCTTTGATTTAAAGTCATCGACTCCTAAAATTGCCATTTAATATTCTCCTTAATGGTGCTTAGACGCTGCCAACAACTTCTTCAAACTCAACACCAGTTCGAACAGCTACGAAATTTAGAGTAACATAGTTGATTGAACGTGCGGGTTTAATGAAGATATTTGCAACAAATCGGTTTTGATCAATTACCGCTGCAGTGTTATTTGTTTCATCACAAACAACGCGGAAGTCTGTGATCCCGCGTCGACCTTTAATTTCCCGAAGGAAAGGTACAACAACGTTAACAAACTCTGCTCGGGTGAATTCATCGTTGAATTCAAACATAACGTTCCTAGCAGCGCCTTTAATAGATCGCTCAACAGCAAGGAATAAACGACGAACGTTAATTCGGTCGAATGCTGACGGACGCGACTCTTTAGTCTTGTCGCCAAACAGAATGATACCTTGTCCTGGAACATTGATTACTGGGTTAACACCAGCTTTATATAATGAATCTCGTTCGCTCTTAGTAGCATTGTAGGCCAAAGAAGTAACGCCAAAATATTGGCCTCTTCGTGAACCTGCAGGTGAGAACCAAGGAGCGGCAACAGCGTCTGTACCAGCCATAACACCAGCGGTTACTGGGGCAGCGGGGATAAAGACATACTGATCGTTATACTTGTCATAAACTTTCAAGTAGTTATTATCTACGATCAGATATGACGAACCATTAAAATCGTTCGTCGTAGATAACGTAGAGGATACTGGCGAGGGGTTGTAAACAACAGCAGCTCGGTCAGGTGAAGTAACAACAACACAGTCCATTCTACCATTCGTGCCGGCAGCGATTGAAACCAAATGTGCAACAACAGTTTTCTGTTTTTCCTTGTCTGCCATTCCTGGCGCGATCAAGAAATCTACTTCAATAGTGTTCACGTCTTGGAATTGATCAAACCCAAACATAATTGCTGCTGTGTCTAAAACACCAGACTCAACGCCATGAACTAGACTTACCTCCTGAACTTCAGGGGTGGGCATCACGAAGTTTTTGTTAAGAGCCGGCACACCGGCACCCAGATCGCTAGGGGCAGAAGCACACCAGACGTATTGTGAACGATTGTTTAACACGTCAACCAAGTAGTTTGCAGTGCCATCAGAAGTCTTGGCGTCTGATGCGAGAGACGCGAACGCGAAGGATTCTAAAACCGAACCGCGAGTTCCTGAGAAAGCACCGTCTTCATCGATTACTAGAACGTGGACTTCGTCGTTATTACCACCTTGCTCACCAACATAAGTTGATGTGCTTGGCGCGCCGTCAAAGTATCCAGAATAAGCTGAGTCACCCCAAGCTTCAAAAACTGCATCTGATGCAGAATATGGACATACTTCAACTTTAATGCTGTTGCCTGCAGTTCCAGGATACTTTGATACAAAGGTAAGACCTTCAGTAGCTAAATTGCCTTTCTGTGCGTTCCAGTTGTCCATGTTCTTGACAAGAGGAGCGGCTCCAGCAGAATCTGCTGAACTTGCGTTACGTGCTGTTGATGTTACTTCTCTAACAACGTAGAGAGAGTCTGAGTATTGTAGGAATGCTGACGCTGATAAAAAATCAACGGCGGAATTCTGATCGGGAGATCCGAAATTAGAAACCAAGTTCGACTCGTTACTTACGAGAATTGGTTCTTCAACTGGACCCCACCTAAAGTCGCCCACAAAAGCGCCAGTAGAGGTTGTTACGGCTGGTACAACGCCGGTTAAATCAATTTCCTTTACTGCAATTGAGGGAGACGAACCTGGTAAAATTGCCATAGTTGTATCCTTTTCGTTAGCTATATGATAAGAGTTTCATTATACGATTATATTCAATAGAGGTTATTTATAAAAATCTAATCTTAGAAATTTGGGTCGTGTTCGTACACTTGCCATTGCCACTTACCATCTTCTTCTTTATTCTCGATAGCGTTAATTGCATCAGATCCATCGTCGATAAATCCAAAGGGAACGACGTCATTTTCGATTTCTTGCATTCTATTATCGAACATCATTTTCTTTAGATTTATATCTGTCATGTCAGAGAAAAATTCTGTGGTGACAAAGTAACCGAACATGACAAGATTCATCATTAAATCATCATGGTTTCCTTCACTGGCTTCATAAGAAGTACCCTTCGAGATAAAGGTTGAAATCTCCACAATTGTATCGTCGTCGAAAATTTCTAGTTTCTTTTCTTCTAATATATCTTTGATACCCGAACATCCAAGTCGCTTTGTTTTGCGCGTGATTTCGACGCCAATGCTGTTAGATTTTACTGAGGAGGACAGGTGGCAATTATCATATTCTAGATCGTGGTACAGCCCGTTACAAACAACAGTACCCTGATCGTTAGATTCTATTACAACATAAGCGGTGTTATAAGCAGTTGCATACTTATATATAATATCTGGGAAGAGTATTGGAGAGATAGTGTTATCCCGATACACAGCTACTTGTTGAAAGGGGCGTGTCGTAATGTCAATAATATTGAACGTAGAATAGTCCTGTCCTCTTCCTTTCGAGACATCAACGGTCATGATGTACTCGTGACTCGGCCGAGTTTCAGAATAAATTTTTAGAAGACCGCCCTCTAAAACTCGTAGAGGCGCTGATGCAACAAACGCCATCAGCGTCTCTGCATTTATTAGAGTATCTCCTTTACCGAAGAATGTGTTTCCATATTCTTGGTCAAACTGCAGCTGAGAAGTATTCGAGATCGTTTCTTCTTTCCAGCTTTCGTCTCTTCCAGGGACATCCCACCAATCTACTCGGAAAGGCTTAAATGTATTAGTTTTCTGTACAGCGCCTTGCCACAATTTGTGGTACATGTTTCCGATGCCATTGGCAGTAGAGGTGATAATTACCTTTGTGTCTCGTCCCGCTGTGACAACAGGATACGTGGAAGTATAGAATTCAGCTGCTCGCTCAACAAAAGCAAACTCATCGAGATAGAGCAAATTGACAGACATACCACGAATAGAAGACCCGCTAGTGGCAGCAGCAATAATCCGACTATTATTAGAAAACTCAATAGAACCTTTATTGAGAGTTTTACAGCCAGGTTGTAGAAAGAACGGCAGATTCTCAAGCATAAGTGTAATGCGTCCGAGCATTTCTCGAGACGTGGCACCTTTATTTGCGAGAACCGCGATTGTTTTTTCTGACTGGAAGATTGCGTACCAGAGCAAGTAGGCGACTGATGAGATTGATTTCCCAGACTGTCGACAAGCAAGTACAATGTTAAAGCGATTATCGTTAAAGTGGTTGAACATACGTTCTTGATATGGGTAAAGCTCGAATGGAACAAGACCATCGTCCAATGAAATAATCTTAACATATTTCTGGGCAAAGTAAGAAGGGTCGCCCATACACTTTTTATATTCAAGGATCTGCTCCCTTGACCATTCTTGCGTAACGCCATCGCGTTTTACATTGATGTTGCCAAGATAGGTTTCATTCATCATTCTCTGTGCCAACATCAATTACCGCCCTTTCTTCATCATGTAGTAAACGTTGTAGTTCAGTTGTGCTACCTAAGAACAAATTGTTATTCGTAATTTGTTTTTTAGGCTCGTCTGATTTATTGATGTCTTTGTGTTTTTTATTCAGATCCATCAACTTATCATTCACATCAGAAACGTTTTTAATCATTCCTGATAATACTTCGAACGCTCTGGGATGCTCTGATTCTCTCGCGACTTCTATCATGAGTTCAAGGCTACGTTTACCGTTTTCTATCAACTCATAATAGGTGTCGCGAGAATATTCATAATCAGTCTTTACGTTTGGATCATCTTCTTTCATTTATACTCACAATTTTTTCAAATAACTCATATCACCAATTGTTATAGATTTTGTCGCGTCATTTCCAGAGAACCTGATGTATCCTTCTCTCGGGAAAATAGAACATTCTCCTGCCGCCAGAGAGTCAAGGGTTTCATCTTCTACGATAGTAGCAGCAACACCGTCTATCTTAATATTTAGTGCTGGTTTATTTCGCGTCGAGAGAATCATAAGGTCTGAGTCGAAAGAACCATTGCCAGCAGTACCGACTCTTACATAAAAGTCTTCAGATTTAACCTTCCAATCTTTCAGGACAATCCCATTAGTAATGTTGGCGCCAGCAACTGAGTAATCTTGTTCTGTTATCTCAACAAAGGTTGCCGGACCAACGGAACCGGTTGATGTTTGTAAAGAAGTGTAAACCAATACATCGTTGATGTAGTACGTTATCGCCGTCCCAATTCGTTTGACAGAGAACGCCATTCCTCGAATAGCGTGCTGCGCCATATCTGTACTTACAGTTGTGTTATTGACAGATTCTAGGGCTTCTTTGGAGGATTGGTTGTATGCATCAATATCTTGTTGAATATAAGCAAGCGTATATTCTCCGCTACTTACTGTGTCTACCACTACACCATTCTCGACAATATGGATATCGATATTCGGAGTATTCCACAATAGAGAACGGTCGTCACCGGTAATTGATGATCTCTCTAATCTAAATCCAAAATCGATATGGTTTAATTCAGTAGGAAACAGCGCGCCAGAATATTGGTGAGAAGACAGGCCGAACGAAGGCTTGACCCAAGCCGAACCTTCTCCAGAAGACCCTGCTTTTAAGTCAGGATAAAGAAAGGATCTGTTGTGTGCCCCGCGCTGATTACAGATATTATACACAACTTCACAGTCAGAATTCCCTCTAAGATTGTCAGCGACTCGAAATCCTACTTTAAAATTACTACGGTAACCGCTAATGTTGCTTTGGGCATAATTATATGTTGACAACAAAGTTCCAATCGGTTGCATAAAATGTCTCACCTGGGCTCTCATATAATTATTATAACTCGTGCTATAGGCCGTTGGGTTAGTTTCAAGCCACATGGCGCCACCGACTATGGTATCTGTTGAAACCACACCAATATCACTGTAAGCCGCGCTGCTTAATACTGGGTCGGAAGCCGTCGCTGATGATGACGCATTCCCGCCATAACCATCGTTCAATAAAGAACGTAAGGTAACACTGATCGGCGCGTGAGTTCCATTGAGACTCAAAGTTTCTGTTTTCCCTAATGCTGTTGCACTCGGATAGATAGAAGTCGTGTCTGATTCGAACGTCCATTCTTCATTATTATCATTCCAAATACCGTGCATGATTCCAGTAGAATGATGCTCATCCGCGACAAAGGTTTGTGTCCCAGAAAGATCGTCGAAAGAAACCTTAACGCCGTCAATTGTGGCGTCAGAAGAAGAATGCGTAGTTTTATAAGATATTGCTGTGTCGTCGACAACCTTAACCCAATCAGAACCATTCCAAGAATACTCGTCCCAAAAGAATCTAGAGTAATAGTCGTCGGCGACATTTAAGTTTTTGTCAGGAGTACCGGCAGACTCAATCCACCATCCGTCTTGGTTTGTTGTGATAAAGGCACCAAATGCGTGAGAATAAAAACGATACGCTTGATGATCAGCGCCGGTATTAAAATTAAACGAATTGTCTTTAAACGCAAACTCGTCAGGATGAGTTACGTTGTCGAATGGGTAGAAAATAATATCTTTACTAAATTGTGATGTGGACTGATCCCAGACATAATTCCTTCGAATAATACCCTTTACCCCATCCTTTCTGGTGAATCCAATAGGCGTATTGAGAGACCACCCATGTGCGAACCCAAAGTAAGAAGCTGAACTCCAGCCATTCAGCGCGTCATCATTATGGAGGCTTGTATATCCACTTTGATTAACATACGAAGTGCTGTAACCGATATTGGAAACGTTTGCTGGATTTACCATCGCTGTTATAGTAGAAGAACCATATGACAGCGTTGCCGGTCTAGCGCGAGGCACACCATCATTTGTAGTTATTTTAAGCGAATCAGGGGAGTAATTAGAAAGATACCAATTGCCGTCATAACAACCCATCAACTTACGAGACCAATCAAAGGTTGTAGACGCGGGAAGCGTATTGTTAGCGTTACTCCAGAAATTACCACCTCCAGAAATTACCAAACCTGTGCGGTTTTGATAGTTAATATACCCACCAAAGTTCACGTTGGTCCTATTCGCTTGTGTTCCGTTGATCTCGTCCCACCAAGAAAAATATGTGTTGAACGATGTATTAGTAGCATAGTTATTATTGTAGCTATATGAACTACTATCATTATAAACAATAGCCAATTCATCGTTGAGTTTATTCGCAACTAGAGCAGCCGTCGATCCCCAATACCATAACGTGTTATTTTCGTCGAAAGCGACTGCAGTGGTCGAATCAAACCCAGTCCAAGTAACACCACGGTCTGTAGATTTAACTAACGCGCCTTCAATAATTGCCCAAACGACTCTGTTTGTTCCACCAACAGAAGAACCTGTGGTAACACAGTACCCTATATTATCAGGATTTGACCCAACTGTTAAAGATCCTGCTGTTCCTGGTGTATACAACTTCACTGTTCCAGTTGTATTACCGGTGGGATCACCGACAGCAACAAACGTAGAAGTAATACCAACAGATCCGGAAACGATTTCTAAATGTTCTTCTACACTATAGTCTGAGAGTTTATAGATGAAAGTGTCGTCTGATTGAGAAACCGCTAACCTACTGCCGCCAGCATCAATACTGATAGAAGAACCAAAGCGGATATTGTCTGCGGTGTGCGTAGAATTAATTGTTTGCAACAAATTTCCCGAGATCAAATCATAAACATACACCACCCCCGCCGCATCATGCGTGTCCGATGCGGTTTCTGGTGCACCTACGATCAGCAGATTCTGGGATGTTGCTAGAGTTTTACCAAACTCATTGCCTGTCGGTGTCGCGTTTGGGTTTGATATAGATCTCTCTAATTGAGGATCCTCAAAACCGCCAGTAGGAGAATGGAAGACATAAACAGCACCACTAGCAGCACCCTGTGACTCATAAGGAGAGCCGATGATAGCTCTGTCGCCAGATATCGAAACAGTAAATCCGAAACGATCTCCGGCTGAGTTTGAGCTTGTGTCTGGGTTTTGAATAGCACCAACCCAATTTGGACTCGAGACATCATCGATATTGAAAATATAACACATACCACTAGACTGAGTTATTCCAGCACTGCTGTCTTCATCGGGTGCACTGGCTATCAAGAATGTTCCACCCGAGCTAATTGACATCGCCACGGAAGTGCCAAACGCGTCCCCAGCTGCATTGGCAACCGAGTTAGGGTTTGTGATCGTACTGTCTGGCGTAATGTTTCCAGATGTTTTTGTGTTTAAGTCATAAAGATAAACCGTCCCCGAATCATCAGGTGCACCGATCGCTAATATATGCGTGTCGCCTGTAGTTAAATCCATTGCTTGACCGAACAAAGAATCGCTACCCACAGTTCCACCAGCGGGGTCGAGAGCAGTATATAGAAAGTTCATATCATTATCATAGATATCGACTCGACACACACCAGCGCCGGTGGGATTTGAGTTGACGCAAATATAATTTCTGTTAACTGTAATATTGGTTCCGAAATCAACGCTGTCTGCAGCGGACTCAACTGTTGTTGTCGACTGTAATATGGCTGCGTCGAAACTAGTATTAAAAGACATGTTTTCGACAGTAGGTTCAACACCAACAGTCAGCATATCTTTGACAAGTGTGATCCCCTTGTCATGACTCGTGATCCAAAGGTCACCGCTAAGATCGTCCCAAGAAAACCCACTGATTTTACCTGCTGTGGGGAAATCAGTAAATTTAACTGGATCTACGATGGACAGAACTTCTGGTTCTGTAGGCACAAAAATATACATGTATGATCGGCGATGGTTTAGTACAAAAATCGCACTGCGGCCATCAGAAAGAACGACATCTTCTTTAGTTGCGTACATATCCTCGTTACTGCCGTTGACACCCAACCTGTAGTGGATTCCGTCCAGCGGAGCTCTCCATTGTGTTTGAACCTCACCGAATGTGTCATTGGAGATCTCGGAAGAGTTGTTGGTAGAATCGTTAAGATACCCTGGATGATCTAAAATTTCTTCTCTATACGAGAATGTGTTATTGTTAGTGCCCGTAATAATTCTACGAGCAATGTTATATGTCGACGAGCCCACACCACCACTAGTTGCATAATTAACACGCCAATATTCAGGTAATCTCTTATCTGGAAAAGTAGAAGCGTCAACAGCAACCGAGCCAGTTGTTTGAGCAATATCGAGCGCGTCAAAAAACGGGCCAGTCTTTGTGGGTGTATGCGCATATATATTTTGGGCTTTATTGAAACCCGCCGGCAAAATATCAAACCAAGAATGAGCAAAAGATCGGTTATTTGAATATGACCCAACACCATACATCGTGCCTCGAATTCGCCCGAGATCCGTGTCTAATAATTCCTTTGTGTATCTCGCATAATGTGTCTTGTAGAAGTAATCTAGAAAACTGGTTGTGCCTGTGCTTCTAAACTCTTGTCTGTCATGATACTGTCTTCTCCACAAATTATACTCATCTCCCAGTGTGGGCAATGGAGTCGTGGAAGCATTGCCCATTAACTCATGAGGCTTCTTGATCCCCCCGAGCCATCCATCGCGAAGATAAGTCATATGAAAATCTCTCGCGATTGAATAATTCTTGTATCCGTGTCCAAGAGCAGACATACCAGCGAACCAAAGAGGTTTGGTTATCTCAGTCAAACCCGTTGGTTGCTCAAATACAATTTTGTAGTCGATGATTAGAGTTTCTGTTAACTCTTGGACTACAGCCGGTGAAACGGCAGTATAAGAAAGTATAGGAAGGTCAATATTTTTGCCAGTATAATCATTCCAGTCGGTAATTTTGGTGGTATCATTATGCCCATTTGTGAAGTAAGATGCCCCGAAGCTGGTATTAGTGGAAATTGATAATGCTAGAGTATTTACTGTAAACGCAGTGCCTGTGGGTGGTAGGAATTGTTGTGTTAATTTAATATAGAATTCATTGGTCACTTCATCATACGTCAACCACTCGTATGGCAAAACGCCAGGAATAACATTTCCGAACCTCACCTCAAACCGTGGGTCTGTTTGCAGCTTGGGTTGCTCACTAGCGAGTTCGGTTTTAACTTCATCGGAAGCGATGATGAAAGAGTTACCGATCAAACTCGCGCGAGTACCGTAGGTAAAACGATCGTCGAGCCACCAACCGGAGGTGTCCCCATAGTTGTTTAACGTGTTTGTTCTAGCGTCATGATATGACGTAGCAACTCCAGTAGAAGACATCGTTCGATCAAATGCAAATTCTGTAATTCTATTTTCGATCCAGTCAGTAGTAAAAACAACCTCACCGAGTGCGTTCTGCTTTTGGATTCTATAAAGACCTTTATACATCATTAATTCCTGTAATTCTAATTCCTTGTTAGAGTTAAGCTCGCACCATTTATTCCAATACCACCTGTAATGGGAACAGTGGTTGAATTTGAAGAGCTTTCTGGGGTATATTTATCTAGCTGCAATGCGCTATATTTTGCGATACCTGCGCCGGTCAGTGGCACAGTCGATTGTTGCTTGTTATATTCTACGCCATATCTTAAGATAGTGAATGATGGCTCAAAGACAGTATTGAGCGCGCCGGTCAATGGCGATATCGCACTCGTGACAACAGACTCAGGAACATATCTCGTAAGACTCAAGCTTGAAGTTTCTTGTCCGTCTTCTCCAATTTCTGGTGTTAAGCTGGTGTCTATAATATTGACAGAGCTTGATAAACTGCCTGTTGGCGACCCAGTACTATCTGTAGCGTCTAGAGTAATAACTAATGTCTTGTCTCCATCAGTGTCATTATCCGCTGTTGCTAAAATCGACAAAGTTGCTGTGTTGGAAGTTATTGAGAGATCGTTCGACAACGAGGATAAGTTAATATCCCCCGCCGTTACTCCTGTGATAGTGTAACCAACAGTCGTTCCATCATCAACGTTCGAAGTATTTATTGTCAGCGTTGCTGTATCTGAATTGTTTTCTTCGATCGAAAGAACATCAAATGTCATTGAATCATACGAAGGAGTCAAACTAGTGTCTTGTATCACAACAGAAACGCTTGGCGAACCTGTTCCAAACCCGTCGCTGTCAGTGTCCGCAAGCGTCAATACAAGCGTCTCTTCGCCTTCAGTTATTCTATCGGTCAATACGTTGAATGAAAGTGTCGCGGCGCTGGAGAGCACCGTTAGAGTCCCTGTCAACGAGCTAAGGCTTATGTCGTCAACAGTTACGCCAGTAATTGTATAGTCAACCGTAGAAGCGTCTGGTACATTAATGGTGTTTAATGTAAGAGTAACAAGCTCGTTGGCTTCTGTGACAGTAGCAACATCAAACGCTATATCATATGCGACGGAAACATTGACAACAAGTATCGTCGTTGACGCAACAATGTCACCGAGTATGCCGTCTTTTCGCAGATTAATCGTATATGTTTCGTCTTGACTGATCGTCTCAAAAACGCTGACTAGACCGAATGAAGCAGTGCTTGAACCAAAGTTGCCGGTTGGAGTAAACGAACCAGAAACAGATTCAAATATACCTGTTGCTGATTCAATGGTCCAGTAGAGAGATTCTAGTTCTTTGTTCTCTATAGAGACATTTACTGTAGTACTGCCACCTTCTGTAATGCTTTCTGAGGCGTTAACGAAGGATATGGTTTCTGGGCCATAAGATGTGTCAAGGACGTTGACTTCTACAGAATCTATTATTGGACCAATCGTACTTGTTTTTCTTAGGTTTAATGTAAATGTTTCACCACGGTCGTTTCCAGTGTATTCTGTTAATGCGTCTTCAATTGTTTGTAATGTTATTACGCCAAACGCATTAGCAAAATCGCCGATTAATGAAACTGTTCCTGATATCGCCAAAAAGTCAGAATCGGCAGAACCTTCTAAAGTCCAGTACAAATCATCCGCTTCAAAATTCGCAAAGTTCCAGTTTTGTGTCTCTACGAAGATAGAAGAATCTGTCACACCTTCGCCGATTGAAATTGTTGTTAGATTGTTTCCTGCTCCGTTGGTAATAAGAATACTTTCAGCGCCGTAAGATGTATCGTCAACAGTTAAAGGAAGAAAGGCTACAACGGGAGAAGTCTTGCTGTTTGCTCTTATTGATAACTGTCTCGTTTCGCCACCTAATTCAGTAAGAGAATCTGCGATAGTTTCAATAGAAAAAGACCCTGTCGAAGTCTCAAACGAACCCGACATTTCGAATTGGCCGTCTATGCTTTGAAAGTCTGCTGTTGTGGCGTCATCTAATGTCCAGTAGTATGTTCCTACTGGTGTACTCTGCCCCAACATATTGACCACAACACTTGATCCCTCGAACAAAGTGAGTTCGGTAATTATTGTTACTCCTGGTTCGTCTAAGAATTTGATATCAACTGGAGTAGTAGAAGAATCAATCAAAGTTAATGTTAGGCTGTCTACTAACTCAAGCGCGCCGTTAACATCTTTCTTCAGTGTTAAAGTATAAGTTTGATCTTCTTCTGTGGTCAGGTCGGCAATTGGTTGCAAGAGAAATGACCCAGTAGAATATTCGAAATCACCCGATGTTTGAACTATTCCTGAAGTTGCGGTAAAATCAGAAATCGTCGCAGATTCTAATTTCCACCAGAGAGTCGCTGGTTCCCAATTATTCGCCTCAACATGCACAAAGAATTCATCTCCTTCATTCATAGTAAGGTATAACACCCCACTAGTATCAGAATTCATTAATCGAATTCTTTCCATATTAGCGTAATCAATAAAAAGATAATTCGCTTCATGTATATGAATTTCATTTGTTCTATTATTTGAAGTTACAAATGCGCCACCATCCTTTGTCATCCAAATGTTTCCATCCGGATATAAATCATACGCTGCACCGTCAGTGTCGTAGAAAGTATCAACCTGTTCCCAAGTTTCTCGTTGGCGTTTGAATAACTTTACTGAGCCAAAGTTTCTTTCTGAATTCGGGCCAGCATCTTCTCTTACTGCAGAAACAAGCCAAGAACCGTCATGATCAAGATAGAAGGAAGAGCCAAAACGATCAGAAAGAACTCCTGGCTCAGAAACATTTTCTGCGTATTCATCATGGATTAATTTAGCGTCAAAAACATATGAGCCAGCATAAAATTTATATACAAACAGAGAACCATGAGCGGCGTCATATGATATCGGATTTAATGACGCGTCATCCGGCGCGTTGATCACTAAGAAACTACCATCACCACTAAATTCTACTTGAGTTCCCGTAAATCCAACTCTCGGCGCGCCTTGTGCTACTAAAATAGTTTGTTCTAAAGACCACGTAGCACCCACTCTATTGAATACATATGTCGCCCCATTACCAAAAACAGGACTAGACTCTAGTCGAGGTATAGAAGAAACCGCGAGTTTGTTTCCGGTTTCTGTAATGGAAATGCTTTGTCCAAAAGCGGGGTAGCCTAGTGCCATACCGTCCGGATTTGCTATTTTTTCTTGCAGCGACCAAACGCCCGATTCGTCTTTGTTGTAAATATAAACAGAACCTAAATTTGCGTTACCGTTAGACAAATCATTTCGAGCAGCGACAACTACATAGTCTCCGTCTTGGTTTATCCTAACTTCTCGCCCAAACCATCCGTTATCGCTGAAGGTCGCGTCGTGAGTCCATGTATCAACATCATTGAGACAGCTTCTGGAATAAATGTGTATGTAACCCAATTCTGTAGAGTCGTCAGATTCGGAAGGTTGAGCAACCACAAGATAGTAACCATTCTCGCTGATTGAAACGCTTTCGCCGAAACCTGGAAGTTCGGTCTCTAGAGGACTATAAAGTGTTGTGTTTAATTCCCAGTTCGACGGTTGGTTCAAATAATCTGCACCATAATGACTGTTACGCTTCATTATTTGTACAGCGCGGCGCGGGGGAACTGCGTTGCCATCGCTAGAAGAAACCAACCAAATACCGTTACGGCTAAACGCGATGTGATCCCCAAAGGAAATATCGTTAACAACTGGAGAAGTTATCTCAACTTTATTGTGTGTAGACCAATCGACATTGTATGAGACCATTGTAGTGTCAGCCAACAGGTATGTGTTGTCAGCTGAAATTATGGTGTCGTCGACAGTAAGGAATCCGCCGATAGAAGAATCTACTACGAGAGTGATTTCGAATAATGTCTTTCTTTTAGAAAAGGTTTCAGTAACAGAGTAAACAATCTGTTCTGTGCCGATAAAATTTGGTCGTGGGCGGTATGTCAAGACACCAGTGTCGATATCTAAATCATAATCGCCATTATCTACATTCGCGCTTTCTACACAAAACTTAACGGGTTCGCCTGAAGAAATGTATGTTCCTTCTAACAGGTTTAATACGTTTACTTGGTTGGTGTACATCTGAATGTTACCGGATGGCGCGGTAAGTTTCCAATAATTGTCTATGTCTCTTTTTGCAATTGGAACAAGCTGTCGGTCGACATAGTTGCCATCAACCCGCGCAGCTTCGCCTGGATTGTAATTAAGAGTTCCGTCAAATGACAGTAATGGGGTATTCTTCTTATCGCTCATAAGCTGTATTTATAACCCTTCTCTACAAGACTTCGGCTTGCTCAATTGCGAAATGCTCTCCGTAAACTCTGGTCACAACAGACGCAACAGGCGCTGCAGGTGAACCGAATTCATATTCGTCTCCAGGAGCAGGTAAATTTTCTAATTCGAAAGAATCTTCACTGACAATTAAAACCTTTGCACCCAGATACATTCCAGCTGGGTGTACAAACAATTTGTAGATCTCTTCCCATTGAGCGATCGATAAACCAACTTTCAGGAGAATTGAAAACGTTTGATATAATTCGTTGTCTGTGATGTACGAAAGCGAATCTGGCCCGATAGCCGATTGACCCACTTTGAATATTTTTTCTTTGGGGTATTCTATTTCAGGGTCGATCCCATAAAAACTTCTAAAAAACCATTGTATAGAATACTTCGAGCCTTTAGACTTAAACAGCACGCTTGAGAAATTGGCTGCGGCTCTTTTATCAGGAAACCCTTGGAAATAGCTTTGACCCAACAAAAGTTCGTCTTCGATAAACTGCAGAAGTCTTTCGTCTGTTTGTGTAATATCTCGCGTAGTGAATAAATGATTAAAGAGATCAGTAGTCTCGTGCGCGTCATCAAATTTATAATATGCTTTTAGTAAAGAAATTAATTTCGGGTATTGCTCAACAAAATGTTCAGGCAATACATTCTCTACTTGCGGGTCGCGAAAGTTAAACGCCCGTCTATTTTTATCTTCTAAACCGCGATGTGACATAGTATGATATTATTAATTAATAGTTAATGTTATGGTAAATGTTTCAGTAACACCCATACCAACTTCAACCGCAACTTGGAACGTTACGATTCCTGTATAAGAATTATCCGGAGTATATACCCAAACCCCTGTTTGAGAATCGATCGTAGCAGACCCGTATAATGGATCCGAAGATATAGCAAACGCGTCACCAGTAATAGGTTCTATGGTATTATCTATAATGAGAGTTCCAGTAATATCTTCACCAGAACGTGAACCAGACCCAGTGTTTCCTCTCGGGTCATTCGCACTCATAGCAAAATATGATAGCAACTTTGTCTCATCGTCGTAATCATAATAACTGACTTCAACATCATTAATAACGCTTGACGCGTCGTTAATGCGTTTATACAAATTGATCTTCATATCAAAATCTAATTGATACACGATTGTTCTTCTCGCGTCCAATGAACCTTCATAATCATCTGAGAATGTTATGGCTTCTAATTTAATCGGGACGTCTTCTTTAACGTCAGGAAAATCGTCAAGAGGCTTCATTGTGACTGTATACTGTGGAGTAAAATATGGCAAAATTTGTTCTACAACCTGCAACGCGTCGTCTTGATTCTTTGCGTATACGCTAAGTTGAAATTGTATGTTATAAGGAACAGGAGTGTACATCTTATATGCTGTTGAAGCAGAAGACGCCATTGCCATCGAATTCATTTTGGGTAGTTGGCGGGAAGGATCGTAATTCATCGCCAATATTTCGAAAGACATTCTCGGTAGCTTGATTGCTACTTGCCTTTCTTGATTCTCGCCATTGTCCATTTGAGCAATGCGCTCTAAGAAATTACGACTGGGGCCATAGCTGAGAGGAACCTTCACTTGGCTCAAAGTCCCACCACCCGAGTTTTTTCTAATAACATTAATGTTATTGAATAAAGATCCGAACACTGCAACAGATTTGCGTATTCTTTGATGGTAGAACCAAGAGCCAAACATAAAAAAGGTGCCTTTATTCGTTAATAATTACTTCTTTATTTAGTAGTAATTGCAAACAAATTCAGGCAATATTAAGTTAAAATTACTTGGCAGCTTTCTTAGCAGCCCTTTCAGCCTTGCGAGCAGCTACTCTTTCCTCGTGAGCGGCTTTCTTAGCTGCTACTACTGCAGCGCGTTCTTCTTTAGGTGTTGGCATATTATGCCCTCCTTTAAGTTAATACCTCTCCCCGAAGGGAGAGGGTTTTAGTTTAACGTTAGTAAGTCTTATGCGTCAACAGCGTGACGAACGACTTTGTGTACCATTGCATCAGCAGTTGCAGCAGTTACTGACAACTCAACGTTACCAGAAACGATTGCAGCTGAGAAATCAGCTTCAGCAGAATCACCAGTGTAGAGAGTACCGAATTCAGTGACGTGAGTATTAGTCCCATCATGAATCAACAGAATTTCTGTTGACTGGTACTTGCTATCAGTTGTGTTGGTCGTCTGTACAGTGAACTTGGCTGAACGGAAATCCGCAGCAGCAAAGGTATCAAGGACAGTCGGAGTAACAGATGAAGTAGATACTGAACCGGTCTTGGTAGCTGTACCAGCCATTACCAATGAAGTCGCAGAAAGATTGAAAGAATCGTCTGAATCTTTGAATCGAATACGATCAACACCGTCAGTGCGCATTACAACGTCTTTAGCGAACGCGTCAGCGTAGTAGCCTATAGCGATACCTTGAGCACCTTGAACTGTAGCGTACCCACCAATTGCGACACCATATGATCCAGCAGATGTTGCAGAGTAACCAATACCGATTGAACCACTTGAAGATGAGTTTAATGATTTCGCTTTCGCACCAACCATTACACTCTTATCAGAAAGATCCTGGGTATAAGCACCAAACAACGTTGAATACTGCCCATCGGCGTCAGCTTTAAAGCCAACAACTGTAGAGTATTCAAAGGCCGTAGTCGAATTGTAACCAATAAGGACACTACCCGCAGCGGCGGAGGGGTTGTTCGTCTTGGAACCGATGGTGACCTGTTTGGGTGCATATGAATAAGCCATATGACCAACACTAATTGTATAGTCACCCTCAACCCACGCGTAATATCCAACAGCTGTGCCGTATTTAAAGTCTTCTTCGACTTTAGCCTTTGCTCCGACAGCGACTGACTTATACTCTGCGTATGCAGAAGCACCTATCGCAGTGCCGTATTGGCCTACCGTTCTAGCGTCATAACCAATAGCGACACCGTGTGATGCACTAACCCTAGCGCTGCCGCCAACGAGGGTGCTATAATCTCCTTGAACATTGGAAAATGTTCCTATTGCAATAGCATACCTACCTGTAACGCCGTTCCAATAACCCGACGCGATAGCGTAATCGGATGAACCATATATCGTAGCGCCATAACCCAAAGACGTACAAAAACTAGACTCAGAACTAGACCATCCACCAACGCAGGTATTGTGACTTTGTTGGGCTGGAGTATATCGGTAACCAGCTTGATACCCAATAGATACGGTATATGTGTTTGCGGCGTAACCTGAAGCACCAGCCGAATGACCCGACGCATTCCAACCGATAGCGACAGATTGTTTATCTTTGGGTTCCGTCAGAGTTGACGCTGTTGAACCACCAGCGTAAGGGCCCACGAATACTGAGCTGCCTGCTGAGTCAGAAGCCAACAAGGATACCATACCTAAGCCAAGACCAAAGTCAAAACCGTTGTCTGACACCGTCTTGTTGTAACTAATAATGCGTGAATAGTTGTATCCAGCTGCTGCGCTTGTACCAAGTGTGATGTTACCGATAGCGGTATAAAGGTTACCAGCATGAGTACCTACGTCACCGTAGTAAGAAGTGATTGAACCGTTATACGCATAGATTTCACCACTCTTTGAGTAGATGTTACCTGCATCAGTTTCGAAACCAACTGAACCGTAACCAGGATCAGCCGCGCCAGCAACAACCTTATTGATGAAAATATCAGCAGATGAATCTACAGACATTACACCAGCAGTGAAGTCGAGACCGTGTCCAGCTTGGATACCAGCACCTGCTGAAGCAGAGATAATACCAGTTGCAGGATCATAAGAGATTGAACCAGTACCAGAAACAGCGTTCTTGGCGTCTGAGTCTGCGCGAGCAGTCGTGTAGTACAAGTTGTCGCCTTCTGATAAATCAGTAGTCGACTTAGCAACAAAGGCTGCATCGATATCAGAATCAACTCGAGCCAATGTGTAGTACTTGTTCGTGCCTTCTGACAAGTCAGAAGTAGAGCTGGCAGTTAAGTCTGAATCAAACCCTTGGTAAATACCAGTAAGAGTTGTACCAGAAATAGCACCGGCAGAAGTTACACTAGAAACTTCGATCGCACCAGCTACAAGAGCAGCTGCTGAGAAGGTAGGATCAGAAATATCAACAACGTTAGTTGATTCTAAGTCTTGAGTCAAGCCTTGGAACAAGTGGTATTTTTGAGTCGTCGCGTCACGGAATAGACCCGTGTGCATTTGATCAATACCATCAGAGTAGTGAGATACGAAACCCATGTCCAAAACGTCAGAAGCATCGTTGCTGTCTGCGAGGTGGAGGAGAGGATCGTTGATTGTTACAGTAGTTGAATTAACTGTAGTAGTTGTACCGTTAACTGTTAAGTCGCCAGCCAATACCAAGTTGTTAAATTCAACGTCATCGCCAGAACCAAGTGCCTGACCTGCAGAGATAACACCAGTAGCTGCATCATAAGAGATACCAGTACCAGCAGACATCAAGCCACGTACTTCAGCGTCAGTTCTTTCTGTGAAAGAAACTACACCAGTAACCGAGTCGTAAGACAGATCACCACCAGCTGATAAATGAGCGCGAACCTCAGAAGCTGAAGGTCCAGTAACTGTGATAACACCAGTAGCTGCATCGTAAGAAGCAGAGCCATCGCCGCCGCCATCAGTGAGACTGATTAAACCGCGAACTTCAGCGTCAGTTCTTTCTGTGAAAGAAACTACACCAGTAGCTGGGTCGTAAGCGAGATCGCCGCCTGCAGACAAATGTGCACGTACTTCAGCGGCAGAAGGGCCAGTGAACGTAAATGCACCAGTAGCTGCATCGTAACTTAAAGAACCGTCGCCACCATTATCAACTGCTGATAAAGAAGCGCGGACTTCAGAGGCCGAAGGGCCAGTATATGTTAAAACACCAGTTGAAGCGTTGTACGAAAGTGCACCATCGCCGCCAGTGTCGTTAACAGAAAGAACAGGAATTGGAAGTTCAGTTACAGCAGATACGCGACCTTTCGCGTCAAGTGTAACAGAAACGCGTTTGGCAGAATCGCCATACGTTCCAGCTGTGCCAACGTCAGGTAACGTATTACCACTGATCGGAGCTACAAGCTCCCCCTGTGCGTTTACGATTAACTGGCCGCCAGCCTCAAGCCCGCTCTTTAGAACGAAATTGTGGTTAGATTGAGACATAATTGTCCTCCATTTGTTTATAGAATATTACAAAGGAATCACAAAAGAGTAAGAAATCAAATATCAATTGATTGTCTTATCACCTTAAAAGTCATATTGTTAGACGTAGACGGGGTACATAATAATCGAACTTCGCCGCCGAAAACATCGGCAGAGAAACTTGCTTCTTCATCCTGTCCAGTATATATACTACCGAATTCAGTAATGTGAGTGTCCGTATTGTCTTGAAGCAGAAGAATTTCTGATGTGTGAAAGGTAGATTGTGTGTGATTTTCTACCTGTAGAGTATATCTAGCCGATCTGTATTTTGAGACCGGAAATGTATCTAGAGTTGTTACTGATACATCGTTTGTTTGTGTTACGATAGTGTCGATGGTCATTTGACCTGAAATTTTAACACTACTTGTAAAAAAAGTATTTTGGCTTGAGTCAATCAACATCCCGACATTACCTTCGCCATCAGATAAAACAACTTGGTTGCTTTTCCCTATGATGTCCGTTCCATCGTTACTGCCAATTATGACATTATTGTTTCCGAGAGTGAGCGCCGAACCAGCAGAACCTCCTAGTGCTAGGTTGTTTGATCCTGTCGCCAGCCGTAGAGCGTCTTTACCCACGGCAGTATTATCTGTTCCGATTTGATTGGAATACAATGAGCGGTAGCCAACGCTGACATTATCAGAACCGCTGACATTAGATCGTAAAGATTCGGTGCCTGTCGAAGTATTTCTGCTACCACCAACATTACTCAGTTGAGACTGAGTTCCAAGCGCAGTATTCATTTCACCATTGAAATTAGACTTTAACGCTTTAGACCCTAGCCCAACATTATACTGCCCAACAAGATTAGGGTTTTGTAACGATTCTCGACCGACTGCAACATTAGTAGCGATCCCGTTACTCCCCATAGACAGCATGTGCTGCCCGTTTAATTTGTACGAGCGAGTATTGGACCCACCACCAAGACCACCCATCTCAATAGAACCAGAATCGAGAAGGTTATAACTTCCTTGTTTGTGATATACTTCACCGATATGCCAATTCAAGTCGGGTAAATCTGTGAGATCGTTATAACTACCCGAAAGAGCTGATGCTGGCAATTGGTTAATGATAACAAGCACGTCAGTTAAAGACCCCGAAGAATCTGTTAACTGAGAGATGTCTGAAGGGATAAACGGTTTATTAATTAAATCATCATAATCTCCGGAAGTAGCAACGTCTGCAAAATCACCGCCACCAGTGGCTGTATACAGTTCTCCAAAGTTCTCATTAACCTTGGAGAACGCGTCTCGTAAAGTGTCGCCTGTTCTGTCGTTGACATTTGACCCGATGTATATTAATTGCTTTGGCATGTTTAAAAAGTAAACCTGTTTTTAATCTTTATTTATATAAGTTTGCCAAACTTTGGTTTTCTAATTGTGAAAGATCTGTCAAAGAAGTTTGTGGTTGCGGTTGCTGCGCCTGTTGAGGAGCCGGTTGTGCTGGTGGGTTATTAGTCTCCAGTGTTTTAGCGTAAGTTGAAGCTTCCGCAGTTACTCTCTCAGATTGTTGGATTTGTTCAGGTGTTCTATTGTCGATCCCAACCCAATTCAAACGTTGTTTGGGAAAATCTGGGCTTCTCCAGAACGATCGGTTTGCGTATTTGTTCCAAACCATTGGAGACATAACGGTAGGACGTTCTACATACTCGACCTTCTGTTTCACATCGTGAAGACCATCTAGTCCGAGCTCGGCGTCATACTCGTCATATGTTTTCGCAACATTATTATAATCATGAGCATAGTATTCTTCTCCTAAGAAGTCGTATACTAATCGCATACAACCTTCAGGATCTTGCGCCAGAGCTTCATATTCCAAATACATGATATGTTCTCTGTTTTCTGGGCAGTTAAGTGAATGTTGAACCAGCGACAGTGGCCCAGTAACAAACCCGCTTTGCGCGCCCATTTCACCCATTAAGAATGCTGCGCGTTCATTTGACCCAGGCCAGTTTTGTTGACCGAAAATTGCTTTAAGAGTTAATGGGTTTTTGTTGTTCAACTTTTCGACCGAATCGAGAATCCAAGGGATGTGTCTGAGACAAACAATCATTTTGAATTCTGGGAATAATTTTTTCAGCCTTCCTGTGGCACCTGTCCAAGCGCGGTTCGTATTGAAAACTACTTCTGGAGCGTCTTTGTACTGCACTTCAAACAACGACCGAACCATTTCTAATCTGGTTTCTTCGGTGACTGTAGTTCGCCCACCCAACGCTTGACTATCGTTGAAAAAGATGGAATCACTAAACCCTAGCATAGAATCCGTGATTCCTGTTTGAAATTTAGGGTTTTGATCTAAAATCGAACTCAAAAGGGTTGAACCTGAACGTGGTAGTCCAGAAATAAAATTATACTTCCTCATGTAATATACCTCAAATTAAAATGTATCGCCGAATGGATTCGACTCTGTAAAATCTATGAATGAATCGCCAATGGTGTCAAAGGTATCATTCTGGCTTGTTCGCTGAGTATTTATTAGTTCTTCTATGACGGTTATGTTGCCAGTAGCAGAAGAAACGTCAGCCGAGATTTGAGAGCCATTAACAACAAACTCGTGATACTCTCCGTCATCTGCGCCAATGTGGGCCAAATAAAGTTTAGACGCGCTGCTGTCCCAATTGACAACCTCGCCCTGCATTGATGTATTATTGGTCAACGCTTGTGTAACAACCTCACCAACTTGGAAATCGCCGACTACCGAATCTAACGTCAAGACGTGTTGATAAGCAAACGCTTTTTCGACATCGTCAATACTTTCAATACCAGTATCGAAATTCTCATCGTTATACTCAAACAGCTCGCAGGTCATTCTGAACACTGGTAAGTTTTTCAGCTGGTAGAATGGAGTTTCGTCCTGGACGAGTGTTATTTGGAATATGGAGTTTGATAAGGGCA